AATGGCAAGCACAATCTCTGAAGTCGCCAATAAGCTCTCCGAAGTGCTGGGCCGGTGGTCTACCTTCGTGGACGAGATTGGTGAATGGGCTACCGGACGAGCAGACGGTGGCCCCAACGGCGACGGAACGTATCCCATCACGAAACCATCGGGCGACCAAGTGACCCTCACCGGGTTCCAACGTCTGGTGGACGATGTGGTTGGTCCCGCAGCCGAATCGAAGGATGCACGCGATGCGGCACAGACCGCGCGCGCCGAGGCGAAGACCGCTGAAGACAACGCGGAAATCGCCCAGAACGTGGCCCAGACGGCTCGCAATAAGGCACAGAACGCCGAGCAGAACGCACAGCTGCACCGCGACGATGCACAGAACGCGGCCAACAACGTAACCAACACGTTTCAGAAGAGGTTCCCCAGCGACTCGAAGATGCGTATCCCAAACCCCCTTACGGTGACACCAAGCACTACAGGGGATGGTGGTACGCTCGCATGGGACGACAACTACCTGTACCTGAAGACAACACAAGGCTGGAAGAAGATACCACTGAAAGCACTGTAGATGGCTTTAAGCAACACTGAACTCGCCAACAAGATCAGCAACCTGATTCAGCGTTGGCAGACTTACCTCGACGAGAAGAAGAACTGGCTCGCGGGGTCAGCGGATGGTGGTCCCAATAACGACGGGACGTATCCGCTCACGGACGCCGAAGGCAACACCGAATACTACGAGTCCATCCCCAAGATTCAGCAGGAAGTGTCCGACGTTAAGAGTGATGCGGATACCGCGCTGAATGACGCCACGGGTGCCAAGACGGCATCCGAGGACGCCGAGAAGACCGCCGCCGAGTATGCCACGCTGACCGGCGACACCGTGACCGATTATGATTCGGCCAACGGCGACACCGATACGGGCGAAGAGTCGGCCAAGCAGCATGCCAACTATGCGTCCACCTCGGCCAGCAACGCGGCCACCTCAGAGTCCAACGCACAGACCGCTGAGTCGGGCGCACAGTCGGCCGAATCGTCGGCCATCAGTGCCCGCGATGCGGCACAAACGGCAGAGTCGGGCGCACAGACCGCCGAAAGCAACGCGCAAGCCCATGAAGTCGATGCGGGTGAGCACGAAACGACCGCCCGCAGGTATGCCGTTGAGGGCGAGGACGTAACGGTAGTCGATGCGGACACCGGCAACGATACCGGCGAGTATTCCGCCAAGCACTATGCGAAGAAGGCACAGGGCGCGGCCTCCGGGTCGATGTACTACAAGGGCGACTGGGACGCCAGCACCGGGAGTTACCCGAGTGAATCCCAGACGCAGGGCAACCTGTACTTCGTGTCCGTAAGTGGCACCGTGGATGGCGTTGAGTACAACGTCAGCGACATGATCGTTTACAACGGTGGTGATTCGACTCTCAGCTCCGGCTGGGACCACATCGATTCCACGGATCGTGTCACCAGCGTGGCGGGCAAGACGGGCAGCGTTACGCTCGACCACAACAATGACCTGAATGGTCTACAGGGTGGGACAACAGGTGAGCGTTACCACCTGACGAGCGCCGAGCATTCCAGCGTGCAGAACCTCAAGGCACCCGCAGAGGATGCCTATGCCACGACAGGCGAACACGAAACCGGCACCGCGACCGACCTTGTGGCGAATCCGGAGGGCGTGAAGGCGCATGTGGACAGTCGGCTCGCCGCCAACGGTGGGACGGTGCCGGAGGTGGATCAAAACGAAAAAATATCAGGCATATGGAATTATACCAATCCCAATCCGATTAGAATTATTCCGACAAATGTCGATGGTCGAAGTTTCCAGTGGCAAATAGTCGATACGTCTACCATTATACAGGGAGGCGGCTGGGGTTCCGAAACAACAAAAGTCCTGCAACAAAGGTTTGCGGGATTTTCGGGATCAGAAAACTTATTTGGGACTGCGTGGACGAGGTTTGATGGGCGTACACTTTTGGCAATTGACGCTGACGAAGGTGTTATTGCAGGAGATGTTGTTTTCCAAGGCTCCGGCACCCTCAACGCCGAAGGACTCTACGAAAACGGCAACCGCGTCAGCACGACCGACTATGTATTCGATGCGCTGATCGATGGCCAGATCGACACCGACTGGTACGACCGGCTGTTGGACGATGAAGTCAAAGTCGAATCGGACACTGAAACGGAGCCGGTCGAGGAAGAAGTGACCGAAACGGTCACGACCTACCGCGACGAATGGGACGTAGAGAACGAGTGTTACCGTCGCTGCAAGCACGAAGAAGAACGCCCTGTCGTGGACGAGTACCCGGTGATGGACGACGAAGGCAATGAGATTGACCGCAAGCGCGTCCCGCGTAAGCAGATGGTCCACCGCCCGAAACAAGTCAACCAAAAGCGGCCCGGTCGATTCGATGCGGTCCACCGCTTCGAGCATGACGACCTCGACCCGGATACCTACGGCCAGAAGATGCGCGACTGCCGCCGGCTGCCCGCGATGGATCGGCTGATGAACGCACTTCGTGAAGGGCAGGATGCGCCGTCGATGGGCCAATGGGTGCAGGCGGTGCTGGAAACCTGCGAGGTACAGGCCGTGCATATCGAGCGGTTGCAAGAGCGAGTGAAGAATCTCGAAGGTCAGTCTTAATGGCCCCCAAAGAGTTCACCCAACCCGAGGCCCAGACGTTCATCGCCACGTTCGTCGCCGGGGTCATCACGGGGATGGCCGCATTGCTCCGTTCCGGTGACAAGGTGACGTGGCGAAGCGCACTGGCAAGAAGCCTTACTTCCGGCATGCTTGGCGCTTCGGCGTCTGGAGTCTGGGTGATTTACCCGAGCGCACCACCCGTCGCCATTCTCGGCATCTCCTGTGCGCTCGCCTCACTGGGTACTGATGGTATCCAGATGCTGGTCAAGAACTATTCACACAAATGAGTAAAGCAGCAAGCCAAAACCAGATGAAGCAGCTGCATGAGCAGCTCGCGACAACTCTGACTGCAATCCTTCAGGCGCGGGACGACAACGGTAATCCCTTGGCCACCGCGTCGATGCTCAATGTCACCCGGCAGTTCCTGAGTGACAATGACATTGAGGCAGACTCCGGCGACCCGCAGAACCGGGACGAGAATCTGGAGAACCTCAAGCAGAACGCTTCCGTGCTGCCCTTCCCTGAGGCAGGCGGTGAGTGACCCTTTGCCCCACCTTGTGTGGGGCTTCTTTATGTCCATCGAGCGGTGGGCATAACGAAGCCTCAACAACAAAGGAGACATGAACCCAATCACGAAGCTACCGCTCCGGTGGCGACTGAAGGTCGCCCGAGTGATTTGCCCTCCAGTAATCTACCTTGGTCACATGTTTTGGCTTATCCCCACGCAGCGGATACCAGAGCTAGTCCAAGAGCATCACAGGGATGCATCGGAGGAGATTCGTAAGACCAACGAGATGCTGGACAAAAAGCTGTCTGAATGACCCCCAATACCGGTGACCCGGTGAGGGATGACTTCAGGAACTTCCTATACCTCGTATGGATGCACCTGAATCTACCCCCGCCGACTCCCGTGCAGTACGACATGGGGTATTATCTGCAGCACGGACCCCGACGCAAGATCATTCAGGCGTTCCGTGGCTGCGGCAAGAGCTGGATTACCTCGGCCTTCGTGTGCTGGCTGCTGCTGAACGACCCCAACGTGAAGATTCTGGTCGTCTCCGCAGCGAAGGACCGCGCCGATGCGTTCTCCCAGTTCACCGCACGGTTGATCCGTGACATGCCCGAGCTGCAGCACCTGAAGCCGGGCAAGGGGCAGCGCAACTCGAACATCGCGATGGACGTGGGGCCTGCCCATAACGACCACGCACCGTCAGTCAAGTCGGTCGGCATCACGGGCCAGCTCGCTGGTTCCCGCGCCGACTACATTATCTCCGACGACGTAGAGGTGCCCAACAACTCGCTGACCCAAACCCAGCGGGACCGACTCAGTGAGGCGGTCAAGGAGTTCGACGCCATCCTGAAGCCGGAAGGTGTCATCACCTATCTGGGCACTCCGCAGACCGAGATGTCGCTGTATAACAATCTGCCCGAGCGTGGTTACCACATCCGCATCTGGCCCGCGCGGTATCCGACCCAGAACCAGATGGATATGTACGGCCATCGGCTGGCTCCCTGGGTGCGTAAGCACCGCGAGGAGGACGACGGGCTCGAGTGGACGCCGCTGGACCCCGAGCGGTTCGACGAGGCGGATCTGCGCGAGCGCGAGGCCTCATGGGGTCGCTCAGGGTTCGCCCTGCAATATATGCTGGACACCAGCCTCAGTGACGCGGACAAGTTCCCGCTCAAGCTGGCCGACCTTGTGGTGGCCGACCTGTCTCCCGAAGTCGCCCCTCGGCGTCTGGTTTGGGGGTCTGGTCCCGAGCAGGAGGACGAGAAGCTGCCCAACGTCGGACTGACCGGCGACCGGCTGTATCGCCCTCTGTTCAAAGACGAGAACTGGGACCAGTACGAGGGTATTGTACTCGCCATCGATCCCTCCGGGCGCGGACACGACGAGACAGGCTACAGTGTCATCGCCCTGCTGAACGGCATGTTGTTCTGTCTGGAATGCTCCGGGTTCGCCGGAGGCTACGACGACGAGACGCTGGAGAAGCTCGCCAAGATTGCCAAGCGGTACAACGTCAACAAGGCGATCATCGAGGACAACTTCGGTAAACACGTTGCCGAATCAAAAGCCATCTAATTCAGGGGAACTCCCACCGGGACAATCCTGAGCCAAGCCCCGACGCCGGGGAAGGTGCAACGACTATCCCTACGGGGAGTACACGGCAAGCGATTGGCCGTGGAAATGGTGGCATCCAACCAAACCTCTACTGGCCCCT